ATAACTAATATGCAAAATTTACTAGCAACTTCATTAGGAGTTCATTTTGAAAATAGCACTTTTCGGGCCACCAGGTATTGGAAAGTCTACACTTATCAAACAGCTAGGTGGTTACGACGCTGAAGATAACTGGCCCAACTACGACAAAGCCAAATTGCGTTCATCGCAATATGTAGGAACAGCTGGTCTTCAAGTGGAAGATCCAATTTTAAACGGATATTTAAAGGTGTTACTGTATTTACCTCAAAGTGAGTACGATTCAAGACGAAAGACTAGAGATGCAAATCAAACTGAAAAGGCAAATCAAGCTCATCACAAAATCTCCGATTGGATGACAGGTAAGTTTGACTTAATGTTACTAGCTAACAGACGCGCTTTAGATATCATTCGTCTCCTAGGAAGGGATGAAACCTTTGAACAACGGAGGAAACTATGATAATTGCTCTATTATCACTCTCTGTTGCTGCTAATCCAGCTTTCCCTTTAGATACAATGAAGATTAGAGAATCTTCTTTAAATCATACTTTCGGTATGGTTCGGAATAACGGCAGCCGAGCACATCAAGGTTGGGACTTAGAAGCTAATATTGGCGATAAAGTCTATGCTATATGTGATTATAAACATATATCATCTGGATTTTCAAAAGATTATGGCTACTGGGTTCAATATCAATCGACAAAATCTGGCTACATATATTTCAATGCCCATCTATCTAGTTTTGGGTCACTGAAACCTGATAAGAGAGGCACTGTTGTAGGATATGTTGGGAGAACTGGGAATGCCAGAAATGTATCTACCACTCATTTGCACTTTGAAATGCGAACGCGCTGGAGACCAGGGTTTGGATTAGTAGGAAGAGTAAGTCCAGCTAGAACTTTCGGGTCTTGGAAGTTATATATTAGAGGAGGAGTCAATGATCCATTCTAACGAACAAATGGATGCCCGCAATGAAGATTTTCGCATAACCCCCCTTTCGTCCTTACATTTGGAATCTGAAGTTAAAGGTCGCTTATCCCAAAGTCTTCGCTCAATTGAAACAGGTAGCTCTGATGTTTTAAGATCTCCATTCCTAAAAGATCTTACTGACGATGAAGCTCTTTCCGTCTTTGATAAAGTGTTCTTAGATGAAATTGAGAAATTGCCGCCAGCCTTTCGAGATTTAGAACTCTCCAATCGTGAGAAATTTGGCCCTCGATCTATTTCTATAGATTGGGAGAAAAGGAGAGCCAGTTTAGAAGATTATTTCAGTCCTGAAACTCACTCAAAAGAAATAATTAACACTTCAGAGACTGGTGGTAGACTCAGACGCATTAATTATTCTAATGCAGTCAAGAAGTTGAAGAACTCAACTAATGCCGGGTTACCCACACTACAGAGGAAGGGTAACGTTAAAGAAGGAATACTCTCAACGCTCTCGGATCAATTAGAGGCGGAGTATCCTTGTGTTTTATTTACTAGGACACAAGAACGCATGAAAACTCGTAACATTTGGGGCTATCCTATCTCCGATACTCTAAATGAGATGACTATATTTTCACCCCTTCTTGAGTATCATAAAACACATTCCCTCTGGCGCGCGTCTTTGTTAGGACCCGATTCAGTAGATGCTCGTATTAATAGATTACTAAGTCTACCAGGTAAGCATGTTTCTATTGACTTCTCTGCTTATGATGCTCATGTGAAAGAACATCTTCAAAAGTCGTCAGGAGATTTCATAAAATCATTGTTTCAGGTAACTGAACATCATGAAATTGACCGAATTATTTCCAGAATGGGAAATATAGGCATTGTTACACCTGATGGTGTTTACTATGGTAAACATGGTGTACCAAGCGGCTCAACGCTTACTAATGAAGTAGACTCTGATGCCCAATACTTAGTTGCAAAACAAGTAGTGAATCCACAAGATGTTTCGGATATAAATGGCGATGATGGAGCTTACACAGTAGATGATCCTGATAAGCTTATTTCAAACTTCATCGATCATGGCTTGGTAGTCAACGAGGACAAGACACACATTAGTGATGATTACTTTATCTACTTGCAAAACTACTTTAGTAGAGAATCTGACGGTTCCGTCTATGGCAAGTATCCCATATATCGAGCTTATATGAGGGCACGCTTTCTAGAACGCTGGACCAATTTTGAGGAGTTTGGAATAGATGGCCAAAACTATTTCAACATTAGACTGATCTCTATATTAGAGAATGTCCGTTACCACCCTCTATTCAGGCAATTGGTAAAATTTTTCGTTGATAACGATAAATTTGGTCTCAAGGTTACTGAGCAAGGTATTATTGATTATGTCAGAATGATTAATGATACAAGTGGTGCTCAGGGAATATTATTTAATCAAAGAGGCGATGATGTGAAAGGTATTAGGAACTTCGCCACATTCAAATTGATTGAAGAAATTAGCTCGTAATGCCGCGGGACCGTC